CTGTCTTGCTTCAGATCAGTCTCTGGAAAAACCTCCGTGTATATTGGATCGGCAATCAAGTCCCTAACCTTACGACCAAACCTCACGGCAAGTTCTGTATTCATCGTGGCTTGAATAATCTTTAACTTCGGATTACGGCCCAAGAACCACGAGGGCATGAGATAAGATGCCATCTCTGACTTCGAGTGTCTGGGTGGCATGTTTACGATAAGTCTTTTTAGTTTCCCTTGTGCGATTAGCTCCAATTTTTCTGCAATGATTTTATGATGTCGTCCAACGATAAAACCTTCATATACATGTTGGGCATACGCTAAGAAATTTTTTTGAGCTATATCACGGGTGTCCAACTTGTTTTTCTGTTGCTCAAGCAGAAACACCTCATGTAACACCTCTTTGGGTAAAGCATCTAAGTTCATGCCCAAACGATAATATATCCGAATGAATTTATCAACCCTGCATATATATGTGTGTATGTGTGTATGTACCCGTCATTTTACCCCCTCCCCCCTCTTTGCTTTTGCTAGTTGTGTGGCTTTTGGCTCTAGTTACCCCAAAAACATCATGCTTCGCAATGATCCCTTCGGGAACACTTCGTTTCATTGCATAGCATGATGTTTTTTCAAATCCCTTTTTTTGGGGTGCAGTTGCCCGATCAACGAGGCCTGGTGCATGGTTCGGGGTTCGTTGCTCAAAACAATTCGCAGAACGCAAACTGTTTTTGTCTGTTGATCTGTTGCGTTCTGCGAATTGTTTTAGATGGCATTTTTCGAGTTGAAGAAACAACCATGTGTCATGTATCATTTGACATGTGGGAAAATCTGGGATACAATAGAAAGGTACATTTAATGAAAGGAAATAAAATGTTAAAGATTAAAATACCATTTATCGATAATTCAAGCCATGGTTATGGCAAGATTTCACTTTACGATCTAAAAGGATTTGGAATAGGTCTTAATAGTTTCTCGCCTTTTAGTTTTTATAATTCAGATAATTGTTGTGTTTATCTTGAGGAGGACTGTGATCTTCCAAAACTAATTAAACTTTTGAAAGAGAAAAAAACAGAGGTCAGTTTCGTAGATCAATACAAACCAAACTTTAGACCTTCGGAGATGATAGGCTTTTACAATTTAGATGAAGTAAAGGTCTCTGTTTAATGAATCCCGATCCCCAAAAAAGCCACCCAACGGGTGGCTTTTTCTTTTCCGTGTGCAGACCTTCGGCATCAAAATCGCAGAGGATCGCAAGGCGACCACTCCGTTTCCTCTGCGACATTTCGAGTTTTCTTCAAGTCGCAGTTTTCTGCCTCCGTCTACATTTCCTCGGTTGGGGTTGCAAAGGTGCAGAAGTTCGCAAAGCGATCACTTCGTTACTTCTGCAAAAAAGATGCCACTTTTCGATTTGCAGAACCAAGGCAATCTTCCAATGATCCATAAATCAAAAACCCCTCGGTATCGTGGGACAGAAGGGGGGAGCAAGGCACTTGCTTTGCAAGTGCCTTGCACAGAGTGCCACCCTCAAATAAATATATAATCGCCTTCGAGGGTGCTTGAACCAAGAAAAAAGAAACGTAATTATTGGCTTGTATCCTCAAATGTGTTGAAATTTGCGAGGGTTCAACCTTGAAAGTGTTTCCTTTTGATGGTGCTTTTAGTTCAATAAATAAAGGCAATTTTTCATTAATAATTATTAGATCGGGGAAACCACTATTTATTTTCTATTTTTTGAATAAACGAACCTTTTGAAAGTTGGCTTTTGATACTTAAAAAAAAGTTTTTTTCTGTCATTTTTAACTTGCCTATTATGGGACAATATGGGATAATCTTAAGATATTAAAACTTTAACATAATTAAAAGCGAAAGGAAATGTTATGGGAAATAGAGCAGTAATAAGTTTTAAATGTGAGGGTGTGCCAAAAGAGTATTCCCCTTCGATTTATCTTCATTGGAATGGAGGTCGAGACAGTATTGAAGGTTTTCTAAAGGCTCATGAAATAGCAGATTTTAGAGGTGGCGACTATGGAATTGCTAGACTAGTTCAATTAATAACTAATTACTTTGGGGGTGGTTTATCTGTTGGTGTTGGTGTTTATTGTCAGATGGACACAGACAACGGAGACAATGGGGTTTACTGGATTGACCCAAATACTTTCAAAATTGTTAATCGTGAATTCAAAAGATATAGAGAGCAACAACAATACAATATTAATGAATTTGCAAATTCAGTTTTAGACCAAACAAAACTTTATGAAGAGGTTGCTTGATATGGATAAATATAAGATTGCATATGATGAAGAGCAACAAAAAATACTGTCGCTTTGGTATAAACATTTAAGCAATGATAAAAGATCTTTTATTGAGTATTTTAAAGAAGAACATAATATTAGATTAGCAGAAACAACTTCTTACAAAAGAATTAAAAGATTGTGTAAAATATTTTTAAAAGGGAAGAACCAATAATGGAAAGAATAGATTTTTGGGGTTTAGAAATAATCTACAAAATAAATGAAGAGATAGAGGAGACAAAGGAATTTGTCTCTTCTCAACTACTAACTTTAAATCAAGAAGAGGGAAAAGATGAAAGCATTATTTATTGATCCAACAGATGAAACAATTAGATTTATAAGCTATGACGGAGACTACAAAAGCATCTATAGAATATTAGGTTGCAGAACCTTTGAAGCAGTTTATCCGTTTAACAATGGAGACACTCTTTGGATTGACGAAGAGGGATTGTTAAAAGACAGTAACTTTGCTTTTAACATTAGAGCCGATAACCCAAAATTTAATCAAACAATAATGGGAAAGGCTTTAGTTTTAGGCACAGATACAGAGGGCGAAAGTATAGAGTGCAAAACCACATTGGAAGATTTAAAAAGCAGAATTAATTTCCAAGGTAAAGTTGCCATAGAAAATGATGGTCAAGGATTTACTCTTACACCTTGGCATATTTATCAGAACAATCTTGAAGAAGCTAAGTTGCTTTTAGAAAAATTAAGAACTGAAGGTAGTGCCTAGCAGTTGTCAAAGTAGGGCATGGATTACTCGTGCCTTATCTTGAAAATTGCAACAACAAACGAAAGGAAAAGATATGCAGATTTCAAAACTAGAGGTAAAAAATATCTCACACTATGCAAGAGGATCAGAAGAGACCCCTTGTTATAATGCTACAGTTTATATCAATGGCAAAAAAGCAGTTGAAGTATCTAATGAGGGACAAGGTGGGAGTGATAGACAACATACCTATCCCGAATGTGATTTTAGACTTCAAGACATTGATAAATGGTGCGTTCAAAAGTTTGGTCAAGAAACTTGGGAGTATGGGGGAAAGACCTATACTACAGACTTAGACTTAGAGCATTATTGCCACCAAGAATTATATAATTGGCTTGATGCTAAATTATTAAAGAAAGAACTAAAAAAGAAATATCTTTGTGTTGAAAAAGAAAAAGATGAAGAGTTTTTAGTTGGTTTTAAAAGACACTTACCCACAGAAAAAAGACATGATGATGAATTTGTCAGACACCTTGAGAGGAAGTATCCTCACATGGTTGGCAAGTGTCTTAACTTTTTACCATTCGATCAAGCACTAAAACTATTTAAGGAGTACACATAATGGAAGAAATTAGACCAAGCTCTTTGGAATTAGCAAAGGCTTTAGAAAATTTTATTTACAGTGAACTTGATGTCATCATGGAAAGTGAGTGGTTTCAAGAAAAGTTAGCGATAACATTGAAACAACATTTTGCAGATGAAGAAGTAAAAGAAAGGAAAGACAATGGGTAGATATTACAATGGAGATATTGACGGCAAATTTTGGTTTGCCGTTCAATCAAGTGATGATGCCAATTTCTTCGGAGTGCAAGGAGAAACAAGGTTTCTAGATTATTATTTTAGTGAAAAGGATAAAAAAAAGGTTCACAAAGGTATACTTGAATGTGATAGACATTTAGGTAAATATCGAAAACTTTTAGATGAATTTTTTGATAATCGAGAAGGCTATAACAACAAGATGTTAGTTGAGTATCTTGATGAAAAGGTACACCCTAAAAAACATACTGAGCAAGGTATTCGTTATTACTTGGAATGGTATGCAAGATTACATCTTGGTAAAAAGATTTACGATTGCATACTTGAAAAAGGCGAATGTAGTTTTGAGGCAGAGTTATGATGCTTGAAAGAACAAATGAAATCACAGATGAAATGTTAGATGCTTTTCTCGGAGAAGCATCTAACAAACAAGCTAGAATAAATCTAAGGCATGAATGTAGCCAAGACGAAGAGGTTTACGAAGATGTTTTGGATTATTGGTATATGCTTGAAGATTTAGAATTAAACATAAAATGGCAGAGGATTAGAGATGCTAAAACACCTTGATTTATGTAGTGGTATTGGTGGCTTTGCAGTGGGTTTCTCCATGGCAAAGTTATCCGAGCCAATCGCTTTTTGCGACACAGACAAGTTTTGTCAGAAGGTTCTTGCTAAAAACTTTCCAGGA